GGTTGGTGATTTTGGTGTTGCTCCTGATCCACTCAATCCATTAGGACATGCAGTAATCAATACTAAGTTAGATGTTGCAGGTGCTGCTACTGCAGTAATTCAAGACATTAAAGAAGTTGGTGTTAACAAACGATTCTATCTAACAAATGTAACAGGAACATTCAGTGGTAGAGATGGAATCTTTAGTAAGGATAATTACAAGGCAGCTATCATAACTAAGACTGATCTTAAGGGACGTGTCGAACGTGCATTCAGAGGATTTGATGGATCACAAACTAACTTCAAGTTAACTATTTCAAACGGAACTCCATACTTCCCAGATCCTGCAGGACATATGTTGATATTCATTAACGGTGTTCTACAACCACCAGGTTCAGCAAATGCTTATACAGCATTCTCAGATAACATTCAGTTTACTGAAGCACCTGATCTTGGAGCATCATTCACAGGATTCTATGTTGGTAAGTTAAGACAGTTAGATGATATATCATTTGAGTTTGATTCATTACGTCAGTCATTCAACTTGAAACGTGACGATGTGTTCTACTCATTGACGCTGACTGATGGTGTTCAATCTTCTACAATCTTACCAGAAAATAATATTATTGTTTCACTCAATGGTGTTATACAGGAACCAGGCGTTGGTTTTGAATTGGTTGGTTCTAGAATAATCTTCTCTGAGATTCCTCGTGTAGGATCAACATTCGTTGCATTCTCATACGTTGGTTCTGAGGCAGACGTTGATGCTGCAGAAGTTGTACCACCAATAGAGGTTGGTGACTTTATTGATATACAAGGTGAGACTGAAGACAGACAGGTTGCTGTTATTGAATCTTCTAATTCACTTATTACATTTGATTATCTTGGATCTGTATTTGGACAGAATGCTAAAGCATCCGCGACTTTAGTATCTGGAACTATTGATAGAGTTCAAGTAACATCTGGTGGATCTGGTTACACAACTAGACCAAATGTAAGAGTTGACTCTATATCTGGATTTGATGGAAACATCCGTGCACTAATAGGTGTCGCAGGTGTTGAAGTAAGTAATGTTGGTTCTGGATATCAAAACCCAACAGTTGCTGTTGAGACTTCAGTCCCAGATGACTGGACTGCTCCTGACATAAGTCTATATGGAGAAGAACCAGTTGACCCCGAAACCCCATAAATAACTAAAAAATAGTGAGCGATGGCTAAACAAACACTAGGTCTTGGATCTGCTGCAAACGATAATACAGGTGACACTCTTCGTGCAGGTGGTGACAAGATAAACGACAATTTTAGCGAAGTATATACTGCTTTAGGAAATGGAACTAACCTAACGGTGACTCTTGCCAACCCTGCTGTTGGACATGTGTTGCGTTATAATGGTTCAACGTTCACTCCTTCTGATTATACACAGTTAACTTCTGCTCTTGACGTAAATAATAATTCTATAATTTCTTCTTCCAATGGCAATATTGTTCTTGCTCCTAATGGAACAGGTGATGTCACTATTTCTAACGGTGGTATTACTAGTACTTTTGAAGGAACTGACGGGACTATTGATTTCCCTACTACTATCAAATATAAGAACGAATACGCAGCGATAGGATCAACTCCTTCTGCTGCAACATATACTGGATATTTCTTTACTGTAGATGGTGATGATAATCCATATGTTAATATTAATATTACTGCAGGTGGTGTTGGAGATACACAAGCAAAACTTTTAACAGAGTATTCTACTCTTGGTCAAATTGGAAACGTAGATACAACATCGAATGCTCCTACTGATGGTCAATTATTAAAGTGGAGTACTTCATTAAGTAAATGGGCACCTGCAGATGATCTAGCTGGTGCAGGATCACAAAATTTATGGGAATCTATTGTTGCTGATACAGGAACTACAACTGCCGATTCTGCAACTGATTCTTTAACATTCACTGGTGGAACAGATATTGCAACTGCTATTACTGGTGATACAGTAACGATTAATTATACTGGAACTCCTGTAACAACATTTGCTGCTCTAACTGATACTGATCTATCAGGAATAGTTAAAGGTGATGCAATTTATTGGAATAATACTGACTGGGTTGTATCTAGAAGTCCAGTTATTTGGTGGAACTTAAACTCTAGTGGTGCATCTGATTACACCTTCTCTGGTCCTGGTTTTACTGGTGCTGTAAATGACCCAACTCTTTATGTTTATAGAGGATTTACTTATATCTTTGATAACTCAGTTCAAGGTGGTGCTCATCCATTTAGAATTCAAAGCACACAAGGTTTAACTGGAACTCCATATGTGGCAGGTCAGTCAGGTAGTGGATCCAATATTCTTTATTGGACAGTTCCATTGGATGCTCCTGCAACTCTTTATTATCAATGTACACTCCATTCTGCTATGAATGGAACAATCAACGTAGCGGTATAGTAAATGGCAAGAACAGTTCCTGGTTCTGGTGCTGTCATTGAACCAATTTTCGATGAGATTTTTGGTGTTCGTGCGGTAGAAGTCACAGATGGTGGGAGTGGATACTCTGTATCTGATCCTCCTCGTTTGACTATAACTGGTTGTGGAACTCCTGATGTAGAAGCATTATTATATCCTATTATTGATCCTGACTCAGGAAAAATTATACACGTTAGAGTTCTGAGTAGAGGTAGAGGATATGATCCATTAAGATTACAGATAATTCCAGAACAAGAAACTCCTAATGTTGTAACGTCATTTGATATAAGAAGAATATTTCAATCTCATCCTAATAGTCCTACTACATCATCTTTTACAAGTGATAGACTTAGGATAGTATCTGATAATCATCCTAAACCTTCACAGCATATATTTGCTGAAAGGGAACCAGGTGGTTCTACTACAGTTCTTGATAGATCTTTTGATCAGACTTTTATCTATAGAGGTGGTAAAGATGTTCCTCATCCAGATGCTGCTAATAGACAATATCAAGGTGATAAAGCAACAGGCATTATGGCAAATGGTGTTTTGCTTCATACTCCTGAGTGGGGACAAGATGGAAATCCACCACCAGGATTTACTATTGATGCTGTAAAATATCCTTATATTAAAAATAATAATGCATATGATGCAGTACTTGATAATCAAGTTTATTATTATCAAACAAATAAACTTAGAACTGAATGGAACTTAGATAATGGTGTATTTGATTGGGGTAGAATAAGACAGTTTACTTGGCAAGTTAAAACAGAACATGACAATGTTCTAATAGAATTAGGAACTTTAGATCAAACTATAGGTTCAGTTGAAGTAGGTAGAATCGTAGATTGTATTACATCTACTGCTAAAGGTGAAGTAGCAAAAATTGTTAAAGATAATTTAGGTAATCCAACAAAAATATATTTAAGAACTCTTACTGGTGTTCCTTTCCAAGAGAATGATGTTTGTTTAGGTGCTAATGGATTCCAATTTAGAGTTCAAGGTATTCCTAGAACATTCCCTACTGGTATATTTTATATCGAGTTTGGAGAAGAAGCACATGAGTTTGGACCTTTTACACCTGGTCAATTTTATTTTGCTCCAGAAGATATTAAAGTTCAAAGAAATTATTTAATTATTTGGGATCAAAGTGATAGTTCAAATAATACTGGTGGAATGTCTCATCCAATGAGATTCAGTACAACTGCTGATGGAACTCTTAATGGTGGAACTCTGTATTACAATAGCACTGGTGTTACACAAGCACCTGCTGCTGACTATGAAAATGAGTATCAAGCATTATTCTTAATGAATGCTGATGAGAATAATAAAATTTATTATCATTGTGCTTATCATCGTTATATGTCTGGTTATCAAGGTGATGAAGGTTATATGACACTTGCATCAGAAATAGATGCTGATCCTACTGTTAACACATATTACTTTACAAATTATTATCAATCAGATGCTAATGATCCTAATACTATTGATTATAGTAGACATGTAGATGGTCACTCTAAAATATTAGGTATGTCTTATGATGGATATCCTATTTACGGTCCTTATGGATATAATTCCAGTGGTGCAGTTGCTAGAGAAGTATCTGGACATAGATTAAAAACTACTGCTGAGTTAGCAGGTAATCGTCCTCAAGTTAATACAGTTTCTACAGTAACATATAATGTAACTGTATCAAATAATCAATTTCAATTCAGTGGTAGTAGACCTGCGTTTTTAACATTAGATAGAGGTAAGACATATGTCTTTAATCAAGATGATTCTTCTAATGATAGTCTATTCTTATTTGTTGGAACATCTGATGATGGATGGCATGTAGGTGCACCTCCTGTTATTGGAGATACATCATATCTTCTAGCAGGTGATCATGTTAAGTATTACATTGATGGTGCTGAGACTACTTACAATACTTACATTTCTGCTTTTAATACAGCATCACAAAGAGAAACTAGAATACATGTTCCTGTTGATGCTCCTATAGCATTATATCTTTTTGCATATTCACAATCAGGTGTAGGAATAAGATGTGTTGTTGAGGGATATGTTCTTGGTGATTTAACTGAAGATTATATACATGATTCTAGTGTTGGAACTCTTGATGCTTATAATGGTAAGTTTAGTCCTACTCCAGAATATCCTAATGGAACTTATGCATATTATATGACAGAAGATAGTTCTGCTGTTCCCACATATCCTTATGCAATAGGTAAAAGATTTTATGGAACTCCGCTATTTGAAGGTGATACAGTTCCTGCACAAGTAGAAATATTCCCTGCGGGTGCTGAAGGTGATGTTGTTCTAAACGCTACTGGTCAAATAGCGTATGTTAGAATGACTAAATTTGGTGATAATTATTTTGGTCCTGCACAAGCAAAGATTTTAGGTGGTCAAGGAACAGGTGCATTAGCAAGTCCAATAGTACAGACAGTTACTGGTTTATCATTATTAAATTCTGGTAGAGAGTATGCTACACCTCCAACACTTATATTTGAAGGTGGTGGCGGTGGTGTAGGTGCTGAAGGTGCTGCTGAGATTGATACTTTTGGTAAAGTTACTGGTATTAGTATTGTTGATGAAGGTGAATTTTATCAAGAACCTCCTTATGTGTTAATTACAGGTGGTGGAGGTATTGGTGCTAAAGCGGTTGCTAGAATTGATCAGGGTGTAATTGTAGGAATTGATGTTACAGATTCTGGTTCTGGATATATCAATCCACCAAATATTGTATTCACTAAACTTGTTAACTTAAAACGTAAGACAAGAGCAAGACAGTCTTATAACTCTCAAGCAATTTACTTAACTGGTCTTGTAAAAGATTTAGCAGCATCAGACACAGAAATATTTACTGACACGACTACTGGTTTTCCTGGTTCTGGATCACTAATTGTAAACACTGAAACTATCACATATACTGGTAAAGCAACTGGTAAGTTCTTTGGTTTAACAAGAGGTGTAAACTTTAACTATGATCAGAGGATTATATTAGACGCAACTCAGAATAACCAACAAGATATTTCTACATATCAATTCAATGTTGGTGATAGAGTAATTCGTAGAATAGATAACGCAAACAATAAGGTTGCAAAAGTATATGACTGGGATCCACTTACTAGAGAACTATTAGTAACATTTGAAGTTGATGAATTAGCATTTATTGATGGTGGTATCCCATCTACTTTAGATGCTATTGTACAGTTTGACGGAGGTGTTGCTGCTAGTGCTAGTAACGCATTCAGTCCTCATACATTAACTTTCTCTGCAGGAGAAGACATTGTAACTTTGACTGATCCTATTGGAGCAATTTTAGATACTAAATTTGTTGACGTTGCAGAAAATGCAGGAGCTGGTAATGGTATTCCAGATTTGAGTAACACAGGTACTGATTATGAAAACCAAATAGCACTTGATGGTGGTATTTACAATTCACTATATGGTATCGAAGAAACTCAAGGTGGAACCAATACTACTCTATTTGCAGTTGCTGATCAAATTAAAGATGGTTCTATACCATTTAAGTATGCAACTGTAGAAACTGCAGGAACATTAACTGATGGTGTAGATCATGCTGCAAAGTTAAACGTATATGTAGACCTAAATGATGGTAACGGTCAAAACTATGTTGTTAATGACCTTGTTACAGGTGATATATCTGGTGTAAGGGGAACTGTTCTTGGATGGGATCCTAATACTGGATTACTAGAAGTTGGTAATATAGTTCCTTATAATACTGGTAATATTAATATTGGTATAGCAGGTTATTTCTATGAGTATTCTGCTAGAGAAACAGTTATTGATTTCATTGTTCAAAATCCAGGTACTAACTATACTGCACCTCCTACGGTAACAGTAGAAAACATTGGTGATATACAAGCAACAGCAAATGTCAACATGACTGCTGCAGGTGACCAAGTTGCTTCACTAACAATTACAAATGGTGGTTATGGTATTGCACAAAATATTGATGAAAGTTTTGTAACTCATCCGACAGTTACATTTACTAATAATGCCAGTGATAGCACAGGATCTGGTGCGGTTGTTCAAGCCGTTCTTGGTGGTGAACGCATTGCAGGTAATACTGGTGCTAGTTATAGGATCAGAAGAATTGAATATCAAGCACAACTCCAGTCTAAGGAGTAGTCGGAAAGCACATAAATAAACAGGAGGACACTAGTCTTAGGAAATGGCAGCTCTATTAACTGATCAATTTAGAATTTTTTCAGCACAAAAATTTATTAAGGCTCTTGAAGGTCCCGTTGCAACTCAAAGTGATGATGATGCAGGGGCTACGAGAGACAGGTTATATCTTTTCATAGGTAGACCACAAAGTTGGGATAATGAAAACTCACCCCCACAAGCGGTGGATTCATTTGCCGAATTTTCTGGTTCATATGATGATATGGTTTCAATGAAGCGTGTGCTGGCTTCTGATACTGTCCAAGTTGTGCGTAGAATTGACTGGGTTTCCCCAGAACAAACTACTGGTGGATTAGGTTTTACCTATGACATGTATCGTCACGACTATTCTCCAAGTAAAACTGCTGCCTCTGGTGCTACTAAACTATATGATTCTGATTTTTACGTTGTAAACTCACAGTATCAAGTATATAAGTGCATCTATAATGGTACATCTCCTTCAGACCCTAACGGAAAACCTTCAACTGTTGAACCGACTGGAACATCTACTTCTATCATCACCACTGGTGATTCTTATCGTTGGAAGTATATGTATACTATTCCCGTTGCATCAGTTCTTAAATTCTTTTCAAATGACTACATGCCTGTCTTTACCAATGATGCGGTAAAAACAAACGCTGTTGCAGGAGAGATTGATACTGTTGTTATTAACGCAGCAGGAGCAGGTTATAACAACGGAACCTATGATAACGTTGCTATTAATGGAGATGGAACTGGTGGACGTGTTTCTATTGTTGTAGATGGTGGTAAGATTATATCTGCTACTGTTACCTCTGGAGGAACAGGATATACCTTTGGTAAAATTTCTGTTGATAATGTTACTGGTATTGGAACAGGAACTGGTGCTCAAGTTGATGTCATAATTCCACCACCAGGCGGTCACGGTGCTGATTCTGTTGTAGAACTTGGTGCTTTCAGAGTTATGATTAACGCTAAACTCTCATATGATGAGGGTGCAGGTGACTTCCCAGTTGACAACGATTATCGTCGTATTGGTCTTATAACCAATCCTCTAAAGTATGGAACTTCTGAATTAATTTCAGACTTGACTGTATCTGCTACTAAGGCAGTTATATTCTCACCTACATTCCAAGGTAATTACGTTCCTGATGAAATTATTACACAAACAAGAGTTGTTGGAGGATCCAACGTTACTGCTCGTGCTCGTGTTATTTCATGGAATGCAACAACAAAATTATTAAAGTACTATCAGAATGCTGTAGATGGTATCTTCCCAGAAGTTACAGGAACACAGAATGAATTTGATGGATCTAACGTGATTAATGGTGCAACATCTGGTGCTGCAGGACAACCCGATGTTAACTTTCCCGCCATCCCAAACTCTTCTTCTAGAACAATCAACAATACTGAGTATGACTTAGGTATGAAGTTTAACAATGGTTATGCTAAACCCGAAGTTTCCTCAAGTAGCGGTGACGTTGTTTACATAGATAATAGAAGATCAATCAGTCGTGCTAACGACCAAGTAGAAGACATCAAAATCGTAATCGAGTTCTAATGGCACAAAATACTAATTTAAACGTAACACCGTATTACGACGACTTTGATAAAGCGAAGAACTTTTATCGAGTATTATTTCGTCCTGGATTTCCAATACAGGCAAGAGAACTAACACAATCTCAATCAATTCTGCAAAATCAGGTTGAGAATATGGGAACTCATCTGTTTAAAGATGGTTCTATGGTTATACCAGGTCAGATTGGTTATGACCTTAATGTAGATGCAATAATGATCCAAGAATCTTTCTTGGGTGCAGACGTAGAAAGTTATAGAAGTCAGATTACAGGAAAAATTATATCAGGTTTAACGTCAGGTGTTAAAGCTAAAGTTCTTTATAGTATCTCATCTAATCAATCAGACAAAGGATATATTACACTATACATTAAGTATATTGAATCAGGTGGAACAGATAATAATCAAACTACATTTACAAATAATGAACAGTTAATCACTGATACTGAAATCACTTTTGGAACCACTCTTATTGAAGTTGGATCACCATTTGCACAGTTATTACCTACATCAGCAACACAAGTTGGATCTGTAGCATATGTGCAGGAAGGTGTTTACTTTATTAGAGGTTTCTTTGTAGACGTTCCTTATCAGTACATTCTCCTTGATCAATATGGAAGTAACCCCAAATACAGGATCGGACTTGAGATCCTTGAATCAATCATCACCCCAGAAGATGACTTATCACTCAATGATAACGCTGCAGGAACATCTAATTATGCTGCTCCTGGTTCTCACAGGTTCAGAATAACAACTAACCTTGTTAAGAAATTACTTACAGACGAGGCAGATAAAGACTTTATTGAATTACTACGTATCAATGGTAATAAGATTGAGAAACTAGTTGATCGTAGTGCATATGATGAACTAGAAAAATCTCTTGCAACTAGAACTTACGAAGAGTCAGGTGACTATGTTGTTAGTGATTTCCAAATTACTATGAGAGAGAACCTAAATGATGGGTTCAATAATGGTGTTTATGAACCAGGAGATACAACTGCTCAAGGTAATAGTGCTGCAGAAAGCATGTATGCTCTTGAGTTTGGTCCTGGTACTGCATATGTTAGAGGTTATAGACTCAAAACATTATCTCCAACTTATGTTGACTTAGCAAAACCAAGAGATACAGAAGCTGCTCAAAATACAATCATACCTTTTACATTAGGTAATTACTCTAAACTCCAAAATATATTTGGATTTGTTAATACAGCAGGTTCTACTATCGGTAATGCATATCAAACTGTAGAATTACATGATAGATTTACTACAACACCAGGTGATGCTGTTGGTAATTTAATTGGATATGCACGTGTAGCATCCCTAGAATTTTTACAAGATCCAGATAATAATTTTGGTGATGCTGATGACAAATATAATATGCATCTATTTGATGTTCAAATGTTTACTGTAATACATTTGGCATCTGCACAAACAATTAGTACTGGTGCTTCTGATCAAAGAGGATCTTTACTTGTTGGTAAATCATCAGGTGCAAGAGGATTCTTAATTGATAATCAAGCTGGTGCTACACATTTGAATGTATATCAAGTTGAAGGAACATTCCAACAAGGTGAGATGGTTACCTTAGATGGTTTGAACTTAGATACTATTACTAATGTTCATACTTACAAATATTCAGATAGTAGACAAATTCTTGCTAGAGATGAAAATACAAATGCTGTAGAATTTACTGCTGATATTATATTAGAAGATCTAAAATTTATTCAAGGTGCTACATTCACATATGATGCTACAGGTAGTGCAGAAAAGATTACTGGTTTAAATTCAAACTTTGCTGCTGACTTAAGACCTGGCGATAGAATATATTTCTCTGAAACAAAATATGTTGACGTAGATTTTGTTGATCCTACAAACTTAGCATCATCTAATGAGTCAACAATCTTTACTTATTCTACTCAAATAGTTAATGTGACACCTGGTGCAGGTGCTGCAGGTCCTACTGGTGGAACTTATAATACATTATTACGTTATAGAGCAAAACTTTGGGAGACAGAAAAGGCAACTCTTCTTAAAACAATGCCTAAACCATATGTTAAGAGCATCTCTGATGAATCTATGGTTGTTAGAAGAACATTTGACTCACAAACTGTTGCTGCAAACGCTATATCAATAACTCTACCTGAGAATGAACAGTTCCAAGCAATTACAAATTCTTCATACTCATTCACAGTTATGGGTAGTTCATCATCTGCATATCCTGCAGGTGCACAGATTCCTATTGACACTGTAAATACTGGTGCTATTGGTTATACAACATTTACATCTGCTGATAGAACTACAATTCAGATAACAAACTTAGATGTAACAGGTGATGCAGGTGCAATTACAGCTGTTAAAGTTACAGCATCTGTTTCTAAGAACGTTACTGCTAAGAAGACAAAATCACCTTCAAACATGTTTGTGTTAAAGGTGAATCAAACTGTTCAGAATTTAGATAAGCAAAATTATGGTCTTACATATTCTGGAGTATATGGAACTAGAATTGAAGACGTAGATATATCATTGGGTATTACAGACGTATTTAATATACATGCTGTATATGAATCAATGGATGATCTTGATCCTATTCTTCCATCTATTACTTTAGTTGAACCAACATTCTTTGAAACTAAGAGTATTGTTACAGGTAAAACATCTGGTGCAAGAGCAAGAGTTGTTGACTTTAACTCAAGTACTTTAAAACTATCTTTAGTTTATTTGAGTGGAACATTTATATCTGGTGAAACAGTTGATGGATTTAATAGTAGTAATATTGCTATTCAAGGTATTATTAATGACTCTGTAGGATCTATTGTTGCAGGATCTAAAGTTATTACAGATCGTTATGACTTAGAAACTGGTCAAACTGGATTCATATATGGTATATCAAAATTAGTAAGAAAGAAAGGTGTTGCTAAACCAATTAGAAAAGTAAAAATTGTTTTAGATTACTATTCTCATGCTGCTACTGGGGATTACTTTGCAGGGCAATCATATTTGGATACTGCATATGCTGATGTTCCTTATTATCAGGAAAAATTCTTACCTGATTTCCTAGACTTTAGACCAGGTGTTAAGAATTTATTTACAGGAACTGGATCAGTTGCTTCTCCTGCATATGTAAATGCTGCTACTCTAGACTTTAAACATAGAACATTCCCAACTGCAGGAAGTCCTGCTGCTACATTATTTGACGTGCCTAAAGTTAATAGTGACTTTAGATGTGATTTTGATTGGTATCTTCCTAGAGTTGATAAAGTATTCTTATTACCTACTGGAGAATTCCAAGTTGTTAAAGGTAAGTCAGAACAGAGACCTTCCCCTCCAGATAATTTACAAGATGGTATGCTACTAGCAACATTGCTACACGCACCATATGGTTTTGATCCTGCATCTGATGTTGTTATCCAGAAATCTGATAATAGACGTTACACAATGCGTGACATTGGTAGTTTAGAAAAACGTCTTGATCAAGTTGAATATTATACATCACTTAATATGTTAGAGAGTGATACTTTCAACGTTGAAATTACTGATGCATCTGGTAAGAACCGTTTGAAAAATGGATTTATGGTTGATGACTTTACAGATCATTCCAAATCTAGTACAACAAACCCAGACTTTGCTGCTGCATTAAGTTATTCTGATGGAACTTGTCAACCTTCACACTATACTACTAACACATCATTATTAATTAATGATTCTCTATCAGTTAATATTCAAAAAACTGGTCCTTTAATTACATTACCTTATACTGAAACAGCATTGATTACACAATCATATGCTTCTAGAGTTGAGAATGTAAACCCATTCAACGTATTTACATATATTGGACGTATTGATTTAGTACCTGCAAGTGATGATTGGGTAGATACTAATCGTCTTCCTGTTAATGTAATTGATATTGAAGGTGATTTTGAAGCAACTAGCAGATCTATGAATGTAGATCAATCTGGTTTTGCTCCTATTCAATGGGGTTCATGGAATACTACATGGAGTGGAGAATCTACAGGTTCATGGAGTAGATGGAAAGAACATACTTTTGCTAACTTTGTTAGAGGTAGAGGTCGTCGTGTGATGGGATCAAGAACTATCACTACAACAACTAATCAGACTAGAAGAGGTATTAGAAGTAGAGTAGTTCCTAGGATTGATCGTCAATCTATGGGTGATAGAACTGTATCTTCAACTTCTATTCCTTGGATACGTTCTAGAAATATTGACGTAACTGTTGCTAGAATGAAACCAAGAACAACATTCTATGCATTCTTTGATGGAACTAAAGTTGGCGATTATATGATGCCAAAAGTTCTTGAAGTTATTAAGAATCCTTCTACAGATAGTAGAACAAACTCAACACCATTTGTGATTGGTGAAACAGTTAGAGGTCTAACAAGTGGTGCTAGATTTAGAGTTTCTGCACCAAACGACTTCTTTACATGGAACCCATATGATGATACTGATATGCCTTCATCATATTCTTCAACTACAAACTTTATTAACGTTGACAGTGTATCTCTTGCTGCTCAGGCAGTTGGACAATACTACGGTAATATACAAGTGGGTGAAGTTTTAGTTGGAACATCAGGTGCAAGAGCAGTTGTGCGTGATCGTAGATTAATGACTGATAGATTAGGACAATGGAAAGGTTCACTATTCATTCCTCCTCCTCAAATTAGTACTAATCCACGTTGGGCAACTGGTAGTAGATTATTAAGACTAACAACAAGTGATACAGATGCTAGAACTGGTGGAGCAGTTGCATCTGCTGCACAAACAGAATATGCTGCAACAGGTACTTTAAATACATTACAAGAAAACGTTCTTGCTATTAGAAATGCAGACATCGTTCAAGATACAGTAACACAAGATAGAACTATTCAAACAACTAGAACTGAGACACGTCAGGTTGGTTGGTGGGATCCACTTGCTCAATCATTCTTAGTAGATGAAGAGGGTGGATGTTTCTTAACATCTGTAGATGTTTACTTTAATGCTAAGGATGGAAATATTCCGATCTCTATGCAGATCAGAACAATGTCAAATGGTTATCCAACAACAAGTATTCTTCCATTCTCTGATGTTACTGTAACTCCAGATACTATTCAAACATCTGAAACTGGTGCTATTGCAACTAAGTTTACATTCCAAGCACCTGTTTATATTCCTCAGTCTATTGAACATTGTTTTGTTCTATTCTCAGACTCTAATGAATATCAGGTTTGGATCTCTAGAATGGGTGAGTTAGATATTACTGGGGACAGAACTATATCTGAACAACCATATGCAGGTGTTCTATTCAAATCACAGAACGCAACTACATGGACTGCTGACCAGTATGAAGATCTTAAATTTGTTATTTACAAAGCGGTATTTAATACTAGCGTTGCAGGTCAATTAACATTAAATAATGCTCCATTAGACATAGGTAATGGTGGTAAGATAGTACTAAGAACTGATCCAGTTCAAACATATCAACCAGAATTACAGTTGGTTATGAACGCTGTATTAGCAACTATTCCTTATACAGTTGGTGCTCGTGTTTATCAAAAGACGACTCTTGCTCAAGGAACAATTAAAGAAATTACAGATAGTAATGCAGGTGTATTATTAACTATCAATGATATCTCTGGAACATGGCAAGCAGGTTCATCAACTGGTGGAACTATTATCAACAGATTAGTTTCTTCTAAGACTACTGCTACTATGGCAGTAACAAGTGCATCAGGTGACTTCAGTGTTGGAGAAACTATAACTGGTAACAGTGCTTCTGCTCCAACTGCAGAGGTTGTTAGTTGGACAGATGGTGGCGGTGGTGCAGGAACTTTAACACTTAAATATGTTTCAACTGCATTCACAGCTTCTACTGAACAGATTACTGGTGGAACTTCTACTAAGACTGCAACTGTTGGTTCTATAACATACGCAGGTGATAACGTTTCATCTTCAACTGTTCAAGATGCATTCCCAAGTAGCACACCAACATACACAACATCACAAAGAAGAGTAACAATACAACATTCACATCATGGTATGCATGATACAGATAATAATGTTGTTATCGAAGGTGTTGAATCTGAAGTAACACCAACATACTTGACATCATCTATATCTGACTCTGATACAACTATACAAGTTAATGATGCATCAGCATTCCACACTGTAATTAACGGTGCAAATGTTGGTACATTGAATCTTGGTTATATCAAGATTGAAGATGAAATTATGTCTTATACAGGAATTAGTGGAACTGGTAAAACCATTACTATTAATGAAAGAGGATTAGCAGGAACTACTGCTACTAGTCATGCTGATGAAATGGATGTTGAATGTTATAACCTAGATGGTATTCCTCTAATTGAAATTAATAAGACTCATAATAATATTATGAATCCTACTTTAGACAGTTATGATCTTGCAACCTCATCTATTGCTAAATTGGGTATTAGGTCTGGTAATACACGTGTTATTGCTACACAAAACATTCAGTATGAGATCATTTCTCCACAGATTCAGAGAATGACTCTTCCTAAGACTTCTGTTACTGCAAGAGTTAATACTATTACAGGTACATCAATCAATGATGGACAATCATTATCACAAAATTCATTCAGTAATACTGGTGAGTTCTATGATGTGAACCTAGGTGAGGACAACTACTTTGTTGCTCCACAGTTGATATGTTCTGCTATCAATGAATCTGCTGAATTAAGTGGTGCTAAGTCATTTAGAATGGACTTAACAATGTTCAGTGAAAAGGATAACGTTACTCCTGTTGTTGATACTGACAGAATGTCTATTACTACAATTAGTAATAGAATTAATGCTCCTAGCGATAGTAGCACCGCTACATTACCAGTTGGTGATGGACATAACGGTGTTTACATTACTAAGGTTGCTGATCTAAGTAATCCATCATCCTCTATTAAATTAATGTTTGCGGGTTATCGTCCGTCTAACACTGAGATTAAACCTCTATATAGAGTATTACCTTCTGGATCTACTGATTCAATCGAAACACTTGGATGGCAGATGTTTGATACATCTAACGCTAAAATTCCAGACACTACTGAAGAAGTAGAGTTTCATGATTATGAGTATGAAGTGACTGGTTTAGACTTCTCACAATATCAAGTTAAGATAGTGTTTGTATCTCCAAACCAAGCATACGCACCAGTTATCAGAGATTTAAGAGCAATCGCCCTTGCTGTATAATGAAAGTCCCTATTAAAGACCTTGATGGATGGTACAAAGATGATAGAACTGGTGCAGTTCAATGTTCTGATAGTGCAAAGTATGAACAATACATGAAGCAACACAGAGCAGGACTAAAAAAAGAAAATGATTTTACGACTTTACAAAATGATGTTTCTGGTCTAAAATCAGAGTTAGATGAGATTAAATCTCTTCTGTTAACGTTAACCAAAAACCAATCCTGATTATGGAAAAGATAAGTCAGGATCAGATGCTTTCTCAATTCAAAGAAAGATATACTGGTCTGATAAATGAAAATCAGCAACTAGCTGGTAAAATTAAAGAAAATGAAGTGCAAGCACTGAAGCTTCAAGGTGCTATCGAAGCATTGGAGTATTATTCTCCACCAGAAGAATCGGCAGAAACTCCTCCTGTCTTACCAGAGGATGATGTAACATCCGAGTCTCCTGAGTTAACTGAATAAATTAATTTTAAGGGGGACAGTAGTTCCCCTTTTTTAGTGACATAAATAACTTGGAAGCATGTTCTCATAGAGTTGTCCTAAGATAAAATGGCAAATAGATTACAATTAAGAAGGGGTGGTGCTCAGGAATGGGCAAACGCAAACCCAACTCTTGCTCAAGGTGAATTGGGTATTGAGTTAGATACTGGTCGATTTAAGATAGGTGATGGTGTATCAGCATGGAATACCTTGCGATATGAAAGACCTGTCGAATCCATATCTAACACTGCAAACACTCTTGTACAAAGGGATGCTGACGGAAACTTTGCTGCAGGTGTTATAACTGCAACTCTAATTGGTAACTCTTCAACTGCTGCTAGACTTTCTTCAACTCGACAAATAACTCTATCTGATGACTTAAGTGCTACAGGAACATTTGATGGATCACAAAACTTAAACCTTGCTGCAGAACTTTCTTTAGTTTCAACTCTTCCTCATTATGATGGAACATCTTCTTCATCTGGAACCTATAACAAAGTAACTGTTGACGCAAAAGGTAGAATTACTGCTGCTCAAGACTTTACTACAAGTAACAATGGAACGCTTGCTGATTACGGTCTAGACGGGACTGTAGAGGGTTCTTCTGCTCAACCTTATGATTTAGACCTAGTTGCTATTGCAGGTCTCACAACGACTGGTATGCTCGCTAGAACTAGCGGTGGTGCTATGTCAACCAGAACCGTGACTGGAACTGCAGGAAAGATACAAATACAGAATGGTGCAGGTGTAAACGGTAACCCAACAATTAATTTAATTACTACAACTGTAGTACCTGGCGATTATAATACAGAATCTCTAACATCTGTAAGTGCTGTAGGTAGTAGTAATGAACCATTTGGAACTGAGACTGTAAACGCAGTTAAGTTTACTGTTGACGAAGATGGTAGATTACAGTCATCTACGAACGTTCCTATTGCAACTGCTACTGAAGGTAGTAAGTATGGTGCATTCAATGGTGCTACGAATTATGTAAGATACAATATAATTGAAACAGGAAGTAAGATATATCAAGCGATTCAAGATATTAGTTCTGGAGGAATTGCACCAACTCATGTAGATAGTTCAGATACTAATGGTTGGAGATACCTCGCTGCAGCTGCAGTAGAACAAAAAGGATTAGCATCATTTGCTCAAGAAGATTTTGATGTAGATTCAAATGGTCACGTTACTATTGCTACATCAGGTGTAGATAATACACAGATGCAAAATAATAGAATAGGTTTTGCAGATGGTAATACTGTAGAGAATTTTGAGTTAGATCAAGAACTTACAGCAACAACTGGATACAGAGGATTTAACTATCTTAACTATGTTAAAGTAAATAATACATCAGGTAGTTTACTTTTTAGTGCTAATAATACAGGTGATAGTGGAAATGGTGAAGTTGATATTAATGTAAAAACAGTATTCAGTGATCCTGATTTCATGTTCGATGGAGCAGGTACACAACAGATTGATAAGACTGGTGATGGTGATTTCAACATAGAACTCACACAAAACACCGCAGTAGATAGAAACCTAACTATAGCTTCTACAAATGCAGGTTCTGGAACTAGCACATTAACTATTACTGCTGAAGATGTGGTAGATATTGATGCTACTGCTGCTACTGGAAAGGTACATATAGAAACTATGAGATTCCAAGCAGACCATATTGGTGCTGTTGGAGATATTTTAATTGATCCTAATGACGATAGAGATGTTAGTGGTCTAGTAACTATTAGAGGAAACTTACAAGTAGATGGAACGACTACAACAGTTAATTCAACAGTCACAACGTTGGATGATCCCATTATTACTCTTGGTGGCGATACTGCTCCAGGTAGTGACGACGGTAAAGATCGTGGAGTTGAGTTCAGATACTACGACGCTCAAGCAAGAGTTGGATTCTTTGGTTACGATAATGACTACACCGATCTCGGAGGACACGTCGGAGGATTCAGATTCCTCTACAATGCCACAAATACCTCGGAGGTATTCGCAGGAACAGATGCAGGGATCATCACGGGTAATATCAAACTTACAACAAATACAAACTCAACATCTAACACAACTGGAGATTTAGTAGTTGCAGGTGGTGTAGGTATAGGACAAGATGTTAATATTGGTGGAACAGTTGATATTGATACTAACTTAAGAACTCGTGGAACTACTAGATTTGATGATGAAGTAGTTATTCAAGGTGCTTCTAAGAACTTCATAATGAAGAACGGAAGTGGAACTGCAAAAATTACTGCAGGATCTACAACTGGTAACATCACTATGGAAGGCATCCTTGCTGTTACAGGCAACGTAGATGTAAACACTGACAAGTTTAATATAACAGCATCCTCTGGTAATACTGCTATTGCAGGTACTCTAGTAGTAAGTGATGCTACTACTATAAAGGCAGATAATAAATTCTTTAAGATTCAAACTGCTGCGGCTGCAGATAAGTTTACAGTTGATACAGATAACGGTAACACAGTTATATCAGGTGAATTAAATGTAAACTCAGCTGTCGATCTTGATACAACATTAAACGTAGATGGTGGTGCTACATTCCAAGACAATGTAACACTTAATGCAGATAATAAGATGTTTAAGATCCAGACAAATGGATCTGTTGATAAGTTTACAGTAGATAGTGATAATGGTAATACAGTTATTGCAGGTCAACTAAATGTAAACTCAGCTGTTGATTTAGATAACACTTTAAATGTTGATAACGCTGCTACATTCCAACACAATGTAACTATCAATGCTGATAACAAAATGTTCAAGATACAGAACAACTCAGCACAGGATAAGTTTACAGTTGATACAGATAATGGAAATACAATTATACAAGGAACAGTTGATATAGTCGGAGTTACAACTCTTACTGACAACTTTACAGTTAACGGATCTCAAACAACTATTGGTAATGCTAGTAGCGATGTTCTAACTGTTAATGCAGACGCAACATTTACAGATGATCTCACAGTAAATGCAACCGTTGACTTTGATTCAACTCTAAATGTTGATGGTCAAGCAACTTTCCAAGATAATATTATCTTGAACGCTGACAATAAGATGTTCAAAATACAGAATAATAGTTCTGTAGATAAATTTACAGTTGATTCTGATAACGGTAATACAGAAACACAAGGAACATTAACAGTACAAGGTCAAACTAGTATTATTGATTCACTTATAATCAATGCTTCTAATGAAAACTTTAAGATTCAAAATGGATCTGCAGTTGATAAGTTTACAGTTGATACTGACAATGGTAATACTAACATTGTTGGAACAATAACTGTTGGAAGTGCATCACAAATTAATTCTACTCTTGGTGTTACTGGAGTTACAAGTCTAACAAATGCTGCAGACCAAACAATCACAGGATCATATGGTGCAGACGGTGGTTTAAGAGTTAGTGGTGGTGCTGCAATTACTAAGAGACTTGCTGTAGGATCTGATGCAAGAGTATATGGTAATACTACATTATCTGGAACTGTAGATATTGATAATAATACTGATGTATCTGGTAAGTTTAATATTAGCAATACTCAGGATGCTACAAGTTTTGCAGATAATTCTGTAGCATTTACTAATGATGGTGGTGCAAGGATTACTAAAAATACTTACATTGGTGGTGATCTTGTTGTTTATGATAACACTAACACAAGAGCTGCATTTACTGTTACTAACAATACAGGAGATGGAGAATTCCATAACGATCTTACAGTTGGAGGTAACTTAATAGTCAATGGAGCAACAACTACTGTCAACAGCACGGTCACAACTCTCGATGACCCTGTTATTACTTTGGGTGGTGACACAGCACCAGTCTCTAACGATGCTAAGGATAGGGGTGTTGAATTCCGTTACTACGACGGCTCTGCTAAAATTGGGTACTTCGGATTAGATAGATCATCCTTAGAATTTACATTCTTAACAGACGCTACTAATAATTCAGAAATCTTTACAGGAACTGATGCTCCTTTAAGAATAGGTTCTCTTCATGTTACAGGTGCAGGACAATCAGTTGACATTGATTCAAATGCAAACATAGATGGAACTCTAACTGTAGATGGTCAAATTACATCTCAGGTATCATCAGGACCTGCTCTTGTTATTCCAACAACTGATAAGATTAATAATCTAAACGCAGACTTACTAGACAGTATGACAACTGCGACTGCAAATACTGCATCTACAGTTGTCAATAGAGACTCTAGTGGAGACTTTGCTGCTAACATTATTACTGTTGCAAGTGGAACTGGATCAGGTGCAGGTATTCAAGGTAACGCAATTACTGCTGACGAATGGAAGACTGCTAGAACATTAACTGTTGACGGTGTTGTAAATGGAACTATAAGCATTAATGGTGGTTCAGATATTACACTTACAACAACATTCGATGATCCTGATATAACTGGATTATCAGGAATGACTGGCACAGGTTATGTTGTAAGAACTGCTGCTAATACTTTCGCACAAAGAACTTTACAAGTTACAGGATCATCAGGTATAACACTTACAAATGCTGATGGTGTCTCAGGTGACACAACTATTAACGTTGCTTCTACATCTAACAATGCATCTGACAACTTAGTCTTACGTGATGGATCTGGTAACTTCTCTGCAGGAGAAATTTCTGCAGACCTAAGCGGTAACTTAATTGCTAGTTCCAGTACAGCAAAAACAATAGTTCCTGTTACTGATTCTGCTTGGAGTCTAGGATCTAATGCAAGTAGATGGTTACAGATTTATGCTGATACTGTTACTTCAACTAATGCAACTATTACTAATATCAGTGGTGATTTAACTGGTAACTTAGTTGCATCTTCCTCAACAACTAAAACTGTAGTTCCTGCTGCTGATTCTACTTGGTCTATAGGACATACTAATAATAGATATTCATACATTTATGGAGATAATTTTGTTGGTGATTCTGCAACTATTACTCAAGTAAATGGTGATTTAAGTGGTAACTTAATTGCTAGTTCCAGTACAGCAAAAACAATAGTTCCTGCTGCTAACTCTACTTGGAGTCTAGGAGCAACTTCAAATAGATGGGCATATTCATATTCAGATAATTTTGTTGGAACTACAGCAACTATCACTAATCTTAATGGTGATTTAACTGGTAACTTAGTTGGATCATCTTCCTCAACTAAAACTGTTATTCCTGCAGCTGATAGCACTTGGAATATAGGATCTAATACAAACAGATATGCATACATTTATGGAGATAATTTTACTGGTGATAGTGCAAATATTGGTCAAGTAAATGGTGATCTAAGTGGTAACTTAGTTGCATCATCTTCCTCAACTAAAACTATAGTTCCTGCTGCTAACTCTACTTGGAATATAGGATCAACTGCAAACAGATACGCATATACCTACTCAAATACTTTTGTTGGTACTTCCGCAAATATTGATGATGTTAATGGTGATCTAAATGGTAACTTAACTGCAGCTTCCTCAACAACTAAAACTGTAGTTCCTGTTCAAGATTCTACTTGGAATCTAGGATCAACGACTAACAAATATGCTTATGGATATATTAATGCAGCTGTTGGAACTACAGCAACGTATGATAATTTTAATGGTGATCTAAATGGTAACTTAACTGCTGCATCTTCTACTGCAAAAACAATAATTCCTATTGTTGGTTCTACTTGGTCTCTAGGATCTACAACTAATAAATGGGCATATCTATATGTTGATACTATCAATGTTACCAATACTATTACTGCTAATGTAACAGGTTCTCTCACAGGTAACGCTGATACTGCAACTGCATTACAAACTGCAAGGAACATCGGTGGAACATCCTTTGATGGAACTGCTGATATTACTCCTGCAACTGCAACACAGTCAGCAAATCTTGATAACCATGATACTGATAGTCTATCAGAAGGAACATCTAATCAATACTATACAGAAGCAAGAGTTCAAGCAAAACTTGACAATGCTTATGATCAACTAAAAGCAATGTTAAGTAATCTTGCTACTACAACAACATTAAAACTAAATCTATCAGGAGATCCTACACCTGGTAATGTTGTATCACTTGGATCTATTACAGCAAGTGGTCTAGGAGGATTTACAGGAGCAACAGGAGTCGCAACAAATGGTGGAACTGGTGTTGGATTAACAGTTGATACCACTGTAACAAATGGTGCTATAACTGGAATCACATTAAATGCTGCAGGTACTGGATACTTAATAACAGATACTTTAACACTCACAAATGCTAATGCAGGTGGTGTTGCTACATTGAACCTTGGATCATTAGTAACTGGAACTGGTGGATTCAGTAATGCAACTGCTGTTGCAACAACTGGTGGATCAGGAACAGGATTAACTCTTGATACTACAGTAGATGCATCTGGAGCAATTACAAACCTTGTAGTTAATGCTGCAGGAACTGGGTATGCAAATGGTGAAACAATTACACTTACAAATCCTAATGCAGGTGGAGTAGCTACAACAGATACTCTTGTTGTTGGAACTGGTTACATTGATGGAACTGCAGTTGCAACGACTGGTGGTGGGGGAAGCGGTTTAACAGTAGATGTTACTACATCAGGTGGTCAAGTAACTGGGGTTGCAGTAAACGCTGCAGGAACTGGATATGCTGTTGATGACACTATTACTATTACTAACCCTAACGGTGGTGGAGTACAAACACTAGGAACTATTGCTACTGCAGGAACAGGATACGCTAATGGATCTGGTATTGCAGTTGTTGGAGGAAATGGATCTGGACTAACAGTTGATCTCACTACATCTGCAGGAGTAGTTACTGGTGTTACAATTAATGCAGATGGATCTGGTTATGCAGCATCTGACGTTGTTACTATTGTAAATGCTAATGGATCAGGTGCTAAGACTCTTGGTTCTATTACAACTGCAGGAACTGGATACTCATCTGGAACTGGAGTTGCAACAACTTCAGCTGGATCAGGAACTGGATTGACAGTTGATACTACAGTTGATGGAGATGGAGCGATAACTGCTGTTACAATAAACAATGATGGATCTGGTTATGCAGCATCTGAAGTTATAACTATTGCAGGGGGTAGTGGAACTGCTCAATTTACTGTGTCAGAAATACATGGTAATGGTTGCACAATTCCTATATCAGCAGTGTTTGGTAATAACGCAACGTTTGATGTTGCAAGCATATTTGTTAATGCATCAATCAATCTTGCTACTGTATTCACAGATGCAACCTTCTCACTATCTGACATTACTGCAATGGAAGTTGGTGGAACAGTAATAGGAGCAACTTCTGGAACTACTGGAACTATCACTGCTATGGATAGCAGTTCTGTTACTGTTGATAATGTAGACGGATTCTTCAAATCTGGAGAAACTGTTGGTGCTAATGATGTTACTAACTTGACTATAAGTTCATTCGGATAATAACAAATGTCGGCAACTCAACCCGCAAGTAAAACTGAATTAAAAAACTATGCTCTTCGTAGATTAGGATATCCTACGATAGACATCAACGTTGCTACTGAGCAATTAGATGATCTAATAGAAGAGGCAATAGATTACTATCAAGAATATCATTATAACGGAAGTTATAAGGCATTCATGAGAATAGAAGTTACTGATGCTATCAAAGCTGCTGCACAAACCTATGATCAACAAGGTTCTACTGCATGGTATGAAGCAAAGAATTATGTTGATTCACCACCTGGTATGCTAGGAATTAATCATGTATATACAATGATTGGTGCATCAAGTATAGTACCTGGTAATATTTTTAATATTAAATATCAAATATTTTTAAATGATATCTATGCAATGACACATGGACATATATTACATTACTTCTTAACTTCACAGTATCTTGAAACTCTTGATTGGGTAACTAATTCTCAACAGAATCGTAGAGTTAAATGGAATGAGCATCAAGGAAAAATTTATATGGATATGGATTGGAATGATTTCACTGCAGGAGACTACATACTAGTAGACTGTACTATGAGACAAGATCCAGACACATATACAGGAATGTATAATGATAACTGGTTAAAGGATTATGTGGAAGCATTATTCCAACAACAGTGGGGTAGAAACTTGAGTAAGTATGATGGCATTCAGATGCTAGGTGGTGTTACTTTAAACGGTAGACAAATCTTAGAAGATGGATCAACCTTTAAGAAAGATCTTGAAGAAGAACTTCGTAATCGTTATGAACTTCCACCTTTAGATTTGGTAGGTTAACATGGCAATTTCTAATACTCCTGCTCAAGATTACGTTCAATCAGACTACAGTCATAGTGCCCGTTTTAAGGCAAATGGTTCTGAACAGGAACAAAAATTTATTGAAAACTTAGTGGTAGAAAGTATTGAAATTTATGGACAAGACATCTATTATGTTCCGAGGACTATCGTCAATCGTGACACAGTTTTCGGAGAAGATTCAGACGGTAAGTTCGAGTCTGCAAAAGCAATCAGAGCATATGTCAATAATGTCGAAGGATGGGAAGGACAAGGTGAGTTACTTACAAAATTTGGAATACGTATCGAAGATAAAACAACGTTTATATTCTCCCGTGAAAAGTTTAAAGAAAACGTTGACGACTCTACAGTCCTTAATGTCGAAGGAAGACCAAACGAAGGGGATCTAATTTGGTTTCCTATAACTAAACATTTATTTGAAATACAATTTGTAGAAGTAGAGAGACCTTTCTATCAGTTAGGTAGAAATTTTGTATGGGAATGTCAGTGTGAACTCTTCGAGTACAGCGACGAGGAGATCAACACAGGTATCACAGAACTCGATGCTATCGAGACTGCATTTGCAAATGCTATTACAGTTGGTCTTGCTGCAGGTGGTAGTGGTGACTTTACTGTAGGTGAGACTGTAACAGGTGGTTCTTCTAATGTTACTGCTGAAGTTAAGTCTTGGGATTCTGCTACTAGAACTCTTATTGTTATAAATCGTTCTGGAACATTCACCGTTCCCGAAACACTTACAGGAGGCACATCTAGTGCATCTTGGACAACCGCATCTTATAACACCATAGATAATAAGAACATCGAGTACGATCAAAACATGGAGTTTGAAACTGCTGATGACGATATTATTGACTTCTCCGAATCAAATCCATTTGGAACTGTTGGAAACACTACTGACTTGACAATCTAATGCTAGGAACATACTCTTACCACGAAATATTCAGAAAGACCATTGTTGGTTTTGGTACTTTATTCAATAACATTGAAATAAGAAGATCAGATGAGGTTATGAAAGTTCCTCTTGCCTATGGTCCTAAACAAAAATTCTTAGCACGTTTAGATCAAAATCCTGATCCTACAAATAAAAGAGTTCAGATTACTTTACCTAGAATTTCTTTCGAGATTGCAGGTGTTAACTACGATCCAGGTAGAAAAGTATCTCCTACTCAGAAGATTAAAATTAATAAAGACGTAGATGAAAATTATAATAGTTACATGCCAGTTCCATATAATTTAGATTTTGAACTAGCAATTATTTCTAAAAACCAAGATGATGGTCTACAAATTTTAGAACAGATATTACCTGTATTCCAACCTCACTATAATTTACCAGTGAAGTTATTATCTGCAATGAAAGAGATAAAGGATGTTCCTGTAGTTCTACAATCTATAGACTATGAAGATGATTATGAAGCAGACTTTACTTCTCGTAGAGCAATCATTTATACTCTAAGATTTACTGCTAAGACATACCTATACGGTCCTATTACAGAACACAAAATTGTCAGAAAGGCACAGGTCGATTACTATTCATCTACAAATACAACTACAGCACCAAGACAGGTTCGTTATACTACTACACCAGAAGCATGGACTGATAAAGATGGAACTGTTGTAACTACCTTGTCCTCTAATATTACTGCTGCAACTACTAATATTCCAGTTGCAAGTGCAACAGGAATCGCTAAATGGGATGACCTTTATATTGGTAGTGAACAGATGAAAGTTACTGGTATGACAGGTAACACTGTTCATGTACAAAGAGGTCGAAATGGAACTGTAGCAGCAACTGCAGTAGGTGGAGCAAACGTATTTAAACTTGATGCAGCTGATGATGTATTAGTAACTTCTGAGGATGATTTTGGTTTCAATGAAACAACTTCATTCTATCAAGACATGAAGAAATACAATCCTGTGAGTGGTGCAGATGAATCCATTTGAAGGACTAGATAAAACTTTTGGAGCTGAACCATCAGATCTAAAAAAACATGTAGAGAAAGTTAAACCTTCTCTTAAAAAAACAGAGACTGAGGATGTAAAGCAAGACTATGAGGTCAGTCGTGCTCAACTACATAATCTTGTAATGAAAGGACAGGAGGCAGTAGATGGCATACTTGATGTGGCACGAGCGTCAGATCATCCTCGTGCTTATGAGGTGGCAGGGCAACTCATCAAAAATGTGGGAGATGTAGCAGATAAGTTAATTGATTTACAACAAAAGATGAAAGAACTTGATAAAGAAGAGAAAAAAGGTCCTACAAATGTTACTAATGCTATGTTTGTAGGGAGCACATCAGACTTACAGAAGATGTTGAAGCAACAAAAGAACATAAATAATAACACTGACAAAACATAGACACGACAATGACAGTAATTAACGTATTAAGCACTAACTCAATATCAGCAGGAGCAACTGAATATCAGGTGATCCAGACTGGATTCTATAGAGTTGGTTCCACTGCAGGTGCAGCAACTGTAACCTTTGGTAGTGGTCCTGCAATCACACTTGTTCAGAATGAATTCATTCTTGTTAAAGGTGGTAAACCAGGTACAGCACAGATTATAAAAGCAGTAGACGATTCTACAGCAGATTATTTTGTTGGACAGCATCTAGAAGATACTTCATCCAACCATCCATTCTCTGTTGGAGACTTTATCGCTGTTGTAGATAATAGTACAAGTCCCGCCATAGACAGTAACTTCCTATCTGCAGGAACAGCAGGTAAAAAAATAACTGCAGCTAGTTTTGATAATATGTTAACTACAGATATAGATTCATCTAGTGCATCTGCTGATTACACGTATTCATCAGGTAATAAAGCATTAGTCAAACGCTGCGTAAAAATTGCTGCAGCAACAAGTGCAGTAATAGTAGAAGAAGTGCAAGTAGTTGGAGGCTAACATGCCAGCCGTCAACCAAGAAGCAGAGCGTATTATTAAAGGAATGAAAAAGAACCAACACAGGTTCAAAAAACTTTATGGAAAACGTGACAAAGAAGTGATGTATGCAACTGCAAATAAACTAGCACAAAAAGAGCAACTCAAAGTTATGTATTATTCAGACTTTATCAGATTAGTTGAAGGCAATCCTACAACAAGGATGCTTACTAAATCCAAGAAAAATGTAACTGGAAACATTTCAGCTGATCGTGGTTCAGATGAAGGATCTAACAGAAAAAAGCGGAAGGGTCTTGAAAAAGATTTAAAGAAAAAAGGTATCGGATATAAAAAAGGTGTCGGTGAGTACAAGTACAAATCAGATGATGGTAAGGAAGGAACTGGAAAGGAAGTTTCTTATCAGACATCTAAACCAGATAAAATGAGCAAACGTCGTTTCGGAAAAGTGATGCGTCGTTTAGGTCGTAAACATGGACAAGAATCCGTCATAACAAAAGACAAAGACAAACCCGCTAAGTTACATGACACACAAAAGAAAAAACCTGATAAGTCAATCAGCATAGGGAAATCAAAAGGGGGTAAGAACCCAAGTGGTGCAGGAGAGACTACAGGAACTAAAGTAAGAAGTGGTAAGTTGCCAAAGAAATCTACAAAGCCAGCGTATCATTACAACTAAGTAAGATACCCACTATGGATAGCAAAAGACTTAAAGAGGTAGAAAAGGAACTTGCCTCTATAAAAAAACTATTGAATCTTCAAAGAGATCATGATATGAAGACAGTAAAAATACCGTCTTCAAACCCTGATGAAATTTCCAAGAAATAAACCGTATCAATAAATACTAGGAATGGAGTTGAAAGATCATGTCCCATTATACGGTTGGTTATCACGATAACCAGAATCATCATTATGAAATTTGTGAGTATGCAGATGATGCATATAACGCTATAAAGCAAGCAAGGGAAGACCTTGATGGTTTTAATAACCCACATGCTGCAGAGTATTGTATCAAGGAGGACGAATGAACGGACGATTGGACAAGGTTGCAATGACCAATAGACTCATGCAACTGAAGAGAGAACTACATTACAAATGTGAAATTGGTGAGAAGGGTAAGTGGGAATGTATAGGTGCGAACGAATATTTAAACAAGACATTTGATGTATTAGACGAATACTGGCAGTGACAGTAGTATGGTCAATAAATATAATGTGTGCTATACTGTTAGTTGCAGTTGGCATTGTAATTTATTGGATCTTCAAGTACGATGAATGGTATCCGAATCCTATCACTACCACTACTGATGAGTCTGACCATGTGCGGGACAGCTCCAGTAACAGCGAATCTCATTGATGATAGGGATAAATTTTATGATGAATTATACGAAGCATTAGAAGACGCAAGACAATATCAAATACAACAGAATCAGTCCAATCCTGTAGATACTATAAATAGTGCACTAGCAGAATTTTTGGAGACTGATTATGGGAGCAATGGTGCCACCGAGCAGGAAGAGTTGTTACAACTTCCGAGTAGTGTCGATAGACAGAGTAGTGGATGGAGATACGATTGATGTATCCATTGACTTAGGTTTTGATCTTATAAAAAAAGAAAGGGTAAGAGTAGCTGGAGTAGATACTCCTGAGAAGAGAACAAGAGACTTAGAAGAGAAAGCATTAGGTTTAGATGCTACAGAATGGATGAAGAAAAACCTAGAAGAAACACTGGATGGAGATGAAGAACTCACTATTAGAACCGAACTTGTCGGTGGCATGGGTAAGTATGGTAGGCTTCTTGGTTGGTTATATGTTGGCGATGATGATGTATCACTCAATGAAAAAA